CCTGCTTGCACTCAAAGATTGATGAGATATACCTGATTCGATCTCCATTTGATCGTCTGTCATTTCTTTTTCTTTGAGCATGTTTAATATCCTGGACTGTCTAGACCCTTCTCTAGGTACTGAATCTCTATGTGCAGCGTTAGATATTTCTCTGCTTCTTAGTTTGCTTTGGTAATCAAGAAACATTTGGCTTTTCATTTTAATCCTTTCAAGTTAAAAAACCGTCTCTTCCTAAACTAGGTGTGCATTCTTCAGGTATGCCACGTACAAAATAACTTTTTAAATCATCAAGCCGACTTTGCATGTAATCAAGTTGTTCTAGGTTTAATAGAAAATCGGGACAATTAGCCACTTTTTCGGCTAACATCAGCCAACCATGCCTGTCACGCCAAGGCATTCTGAACCAATTATCACGATAAAGCGGTATTCCCGTGTGTGTATTCCATCCAGCATGTTTAGCCATGACTTTCAAAGACATGTTGGGGCAGTTTTCTATGACAATTCCGACCCAAACGGTTTTGTAAATAAAACCTTCATGCTTTCGTTTAATTTTAGAGGGCTTGTTACCTACCAACCGAGTAGCAACATCTACGTATCTCAATTGTTGTTTTGTGGTAGCCCCGGTAGTCATCTTGTCGCTTAGTGTCAATTCTTAGCCTCATTCCTTAAAGCCGAAAAAACATATCCGCCCTTGTTGACCGCCGTCTTTGACGAGTCAATTATCTTGGTTAGTATTGCTAACGGATCTCTGCCGCTTTTGTCAATATCAAGCAAAAACCCCACACAACTTTTAACATTTGTATTTGAAATCAAGCCTTTTTCGGTCAGGATCTCGAACGATCTTCTGAACCTTGGATCGTCCATAATCTTCTTGGAAATCTCTTGATCGTTACTGCCAGAACCAATGTTGGCTGTTGCAACTTTTACCACAGTGCTTGAATCAAATTCTTTATCTGTTTCTTTTCTGCTCTGCTCTGCTCTGTTCCGCACTCCGTCCGCTTTTGGTGCGGACACTTTGCGGACAGAAGCCTTTCTGGAAGCATCTTGAGAGCGTCTTTTGGCACTTTGGCCGTTATGCTCATTGAATCTAGGTATGACCAAGCCAGAGGGAGCCTCAGAGCCGCTCTCTGGCGTTTCGAGCCATTCAACGACTCGGAGAGCGTCGGAGAACCCCTCCAAGCCTACACGGGTATCTAAAGCGTCCGTAGTTAAATGGGGTATTTGCCCATCTACGCTGTATTTGTCAGCCAAAGACCACAAAACATAAAGGCATCCAATTACGTGAGTAGGTGAACACCCCAGTATGAACGACATCCTTCCGACTCTTGGGTCTTCTAGCAGGTCAGTTCTCATTTTTATCCAAGGTGTTGCCATGTCTGCTGCCTCCTTTCAAAGCAGAAGAAAAAACCCTCTCGCCCACCCAGGCACTATTGCGTGTCTGAGTCCCACCGGAGCAGGCATGGAGCGAGAGGGGAAAGGACAAATTAAAACGGTAAGTCTTGTTTAACCTCTGCTGCAGGAGAAGCAGTGGATTCTACGGTAACTATATCATCAATCCAATTCTTGTGGCCTACCCCATCACGACTGGCTTTCTTAGAAATCTTGAGCGTCATGGTGTAATTGGTTGCACTGGCTGGGTCAAACGTACCCGCATCGAAATCTTCAATTCGATTCATTGCCCTAGCCATGTTCTTGAGGCGATGTACACAAACCCCCTTGGTCATGTTCAACCAATCTTTAAGAACAATAGAACCGTTAGGAACCGTGGGACTGAAAACTTGATATTGGCAAATGTACGTTGTTTGTTCACTGATCTCTACGCCGATCAATGTTGCCTTGTACTCGCCTGCTTCTAAAACTGGGTAAGCGTTACCTGAAGTAGACGCTGAGTCTGGGTTGTATGGAATCATTTTAATCCTTTCGATTGATTTGTAAGATACTCGATTGCCTTGAGAATGTCATCTTCACTAACTTCTGAAACTGCAGAAACTTTCTTCTTGTCTAACCATTGTTCTTTTAACTTGTCGCCATCTGGCAACCGAGCAAACAATGTTTCGACTTTTTCTACTTGTCCAGGGTTGGCAAGTTTAACTGCTACGGCTTCGCGTTCAAGAACTTCTCGACCGTACTTTTCAGCAAGCACATCATAAGTAAACTCAAAGGATTCATTTACTGCAATGTTTGGAAAGCGACTCTTGCGAACTGCTGCCCAACGCTCTGTGCCTAGCACTTGTATCTCAAGCACAAGGTCAAACAAATAATCTAAACCTTTGGGTCCATCAAACGTCTTGCCTGAAACTTGCATAGTCCCGGCTCCATACAGGTTTTTATGGTGCGACGTAAGAATTACATTCATATCTAAACGCACAAGCAAATTGCATAAGCGTTTGAACTCTTTCTTTGCTGCTCCATAATGCCTACCGAAGTCTGAACCTACTTGCTGTTCTTTCTTGTCGAGCAATGCGTCGTGAATAGTTGTAACCGGATCAATTACAACTGTCCTGTACTCATGCTTTTCTGAAAGAAGAGAACGTATTTCGTTCATGATCTCGTCGAAATCGTTGCATGACCAATAAGCACCGCCGCGTTTTTTGATCGCGTTAATGTATTGATCGTTTTCTGCACCTTTTTCTGTGTCGATTACATATGGACGTGGAAATTGAATGGAACAGGTTGTTTTGCCTGCTCCTGCTTCGCCGAACATAAGCATTTTCAGGCGTTTGTCCGTCGTTTCAGGTATTGACCCTCGTAGTGGCATATTGCCTCCTTGTCTAAGTTTTGCAGCAACTTTATAACCGCGTGCTGCTTTAGCGTGTGTAAGTATTTCTTGATGGTCTTCTTGCCTGGCTTGATGCCATTCATCGGGACAAGTTCACCTGGAATGGTTACGCCGTATCTGTGCGTTATGTCAAGCCTGAAACTTACAATCTGAGGTTTGCCATCGTCAACGCAAATTGCACGGCAGATTGGATCAGATATTTCATAGACGTAATACGATTTAGAAACCATTCGCTCGAAAAAAAAACCAAGTAGTTTTGCTTCTTCGTAATTCTTGCATGTGCCAACAGCAGGAGCAACAGCAATCATTTTTTCAGTGATTACTTTAGGTATGTAAGACATTATTTGCTTTCGCTGATGATTTGTGAGAGGTCTATCTCATGTAAAATTACAGGCCAACCCTCGGGATCATCTGCTTTGTAATCTACTTTTTGTGCAATACGATCAAAAGTAAACGTCGTATTACCAAACAAATCTTCTAAGTAATCTTCTAAGCGATGACCCATCGTGTTTAAAAACATCTCACTAATCTCTGCTTCGCGATATTCCGGTTCTTTCGATAGAAACATCTGAAAATTACCGTGTTCAGGGCTTTCACAATGCAAGGTCTTGCGTGTTATTTTGCAAACGGGCTTGCATGTTGTGTCAAAATTGCCCCAAATGTCGTAGGTATACCAAGGTTCACTTGGTTCTGGTTTGTACTTGGGGTCTTTGCTTGTTGCAGTGGACAGCGACAATCTAAAGTCGCCCCAAATTTGCCTATCGTCTGACATGTGTTTTTTCCTTTCGTTGCTTAAACCATAGCCTACGGTTATACTTTGTGCAAGAAAGGACAACATATGCTCAATATTATCTGTGCAGACACGCTAGAACGTTGCGACGAAATGAAGTCTATGTACGACGTGCCGGATGACTCGGTAATTATCGGTTTTTCTATGGCCGAATCATTTATACCGAACAATGTTGTATACATTGACTCAAAATGTTCTAGGTATTCATTCAATGTTTTGGCTCGGGCTTGTGCCGTCTTTGTTGTTGATGACACTATCGAATCGTACACAATCAGGCACAATGAACGCTGCCCTGGCTGTGGATCAATTACAGGACCATGCGAGAATCAGTCATGCGTAAGACCCACTGGCGAATACCACTCGTTGCCGGAGTTGGAGTAGCAATACTGTTGTGGCCCCGGCTTCGAATGTTGACCGATCAGCCACGTACAGCAATGTGCTATTTGCAAAAAACAAAAAAAGCGGTTATACTTTCTGCAGCGGAATATCCGCAGAAAGGAACCCATTATGAATAATGGAA